CGCTCCTGTCAGCAAGAAGAAGGGCGGCAGGGTTCCAGTCGCTGCCTATGTGATCATCCCCGCCCACACGATGCACCCTTATCTGGAGAAGGGGAAGATCAGCAAGTGGCGCCGCATCTTCGACCACGGCATTCCGTGGATCGATTACCCGGTTGAGGACATCATCCACCTGAAGTGGGACGTCAAGCCAGGCCACATCTTCGGAACGCCGCGCACCATCGCCGTCCGGGATGACATCTTCGCCCTGCGCCGGCTTGAAGAGAACATCGAACTCCTGTTCATCAACCACCTGTTCCCGTTGTTTCACGTTCAGGTTGGCAACGAGAAGGCTCCTTGCACCTATGGTCCGGGCGGTGAGTCCGAGATCGATATGGTGCGCTTCCAGATCGAGAACATGCCCAAAGAGGGCGTGTTTGTCACGGATGAGCGCGTCACCGTCACCGCCGTTGGTGCCAACGGCAAGTCTCTTGACTTCAAGGCCCTGGTGGAGCACTTCAAGTCCCGGGTCTACATCGGCCTGGGCATGAGCGCCATCGATATGGGCGAAGGCGCCGACGCCACCCGCGCCACCGCCGACAACATCTCGCAGAACCTGAAGGATTCGATCAAGGCCGACCTCGACGAGCTGGCCGATCAGATCCGGATGTTCATCTTCAAGGAATGGTTCCAGGAAGCCAACTACTCCACCTCTGTGCAAAAGGGCGTGGCGCGCACCAAGCTGGCATTCCACGAACTCGATCTCGACAATCGGATCAAGGAAGAGACGCATGTGATGGCTCTCTTCAATTCCCACCTGCTCACCGAGACGGAAGCCCGCAAGCGGATGAACCTCAAGCCGATGAGCAAGACCGAGCAGAACGATACCCACTTCGCTCTCCACGTGCTGCGTCTTGAGCGCGAGATCCAGAAGTACAAGACCGCATCGGCCATTGAGATCGGCCAACAGGACGTGACGAACCAAAAGGCGTTGGCCGGAACCCAGATGAAGCTGATGGAAGCCCAGGCCAAACTGTCCGAGGTCAAGGCCAGCCACGAACAACAGAGTCTCGAAGCACAGGCGAAACACCTGCCTGTCATTGCCAAGGCGAAGGTAGCCGTGGCCAATGCCAGCTCACGCCGGGCCAGCAAGGGCACCGGCGCCGGTCACCCGCGCGGAGGCACGGCCAAGAAGACAACCCAGACCGCCGCGGCAACCGCCAATAAGATGCGCCCGACCAACCAGCATGGATCGAAGCTGGGCCCAGGCAAGAACAGTGACAGCCTCATGAGCGAGATCTATGAAGGCTTGGTGCAAGGTCGGGACCGACTGATTGCCGATGGTCTCAATGTGGATAAGAACTGGCGCAAAGCAAGCGGTCAGATCATCGATGAGATCGTTGCGCGACTCAACCAGCGCGAAATCACCGATTCAGTTGGTGATTCCTATACTAGACAGGAACGAGCCGCCGGACTGAGTTCATTGAAGTCCGTGATTGCTGAAACTTCTGATCCTGAGCTTCTTTCTGTGCTTCTTCGAGCGGAATTGGAAGACGAGGTAGATGATGCCGAACTTGAATATGCCATTGCCGGTCGTGCAGCTTAACGGTCCTGGGATGCAGAACTCCAGAGTGACTCCGCTGCAACAGGCACTTGCGCAGGATGCGTCCGCTCTGTTCCAGAGCAACGCATCGATTCAGCCCATCCCGCAGGGAGGTCCCTTCCTGCTTGAGATTCCTCTCAATCGTTAGGTAGTGGGGCGCCGGACAGTACCTGTTACCCGGGCGACTAACTAACAGTTGGTTTTACAACATGCTCGTATACCTCGTAACGAACAACGTCAACGGCAAGAAGTATGTCGGACAGACGATTCAGTCTCTAGCAAAGCGTTGGAGCGGTCATCTTTCGACTGCCAAACGAGGAAGAGGGCTTCATCTTTACGATGCCATCCGCAAGTATGGCAAAGAAGCTTTCGAGATTGCAGTGCTGGCCACGGTTGATAACCAGGTTGATTTGGATGAAGCCGAACGGAAGTACATTGCAACATACCAGTCAAACCAGCCTGAACTTGGTTACAACCTGGCTGATGGAGGACGCGGCGGCCCTCGTGGCTATTTTCGGCCATTGACTGAAGGACACAAACAAAAGATCAAGGCTGCGCGACATGGTAATAGCCGACTCGGCAAGACACAGTCGCTCACAGCCCGACAACAGATTAGCCAGTCCAATATCGGCCGACCTGGAACGATGCTCGGTCGTTATCACACTGAAGAAACAAAGACTCTGATGGCGAGTTCTGCAAAAGGTCACCAAAACGCTCTCGGTATTGTGCGTTCAGAAGAAACCAAGCTAAAGATGTCGCAAGGAAGAAAAGCGGCATGGGCAGCCAAGAGAAGGATTGAGAATGTTGAGCGAACGGCGCTGGCTTAAAATCCATGACTTCCTCACATTCAGACCTTCTGAGGTTTTGGACAACAAACGGTTTCTCTGGGAATGCAAAGACTCGAAGTCCGAGACAGGCCACAGCCTGCTCGTTCGCGTGGACGCGACTCACGCCGGCATCGTTACTGGCAATCGCAAGTTCTACCGTCCCGATTGCATGCAGGACGCGGTTCAGACCTGGGTTCCCAAAGGGGTCGCACCGCTTCCCGTTCTTCGCGGGCACGACAAAGAAGGCGACGTGCTGGGCCGGATTCGTGAGGCCAAGTACATCGACGACTCCTGGAAATACGCCAGAGACTTTCCGGTTCTGAAGGACTCAGTCTTCTATAACCGTGATTCGAAGACCGGCGGCAAGTTCAACGTGTTCAAGACGGTGGACTGGATTCAGGACAACCTGGCCCGCGTGAAGGGCTACCAGGGAATCGGTCATATCGAACTGGGTTTGACCCTGACCAACCCTGAAGCGATTCAGAAGATACTCCGTGACGAGTATCTGTGCGTTTCAGCCGGTGCGATTACTGACTCGGCCACCTGCTCCATCTGCCACACCGACTGGGCGTCGGAGGACAAGTGCGAACACCGCCCCGGTGAGATCGTCGATGGGCGCATGGCCTTCCTGATCTCGGGAAGGTTCAAGTACAAGGAACTCAGCTTCGTCAACTTTGGAGCCGACCCGTTTGCTCAGGTGAAGTCCTACGAATTGAAGGATTCCCTCGAGAAGATGTTCTTCCTTGGTCTGCCTCTCGATGACCAGCAATTTGCTATCGACAGGGGCCTCAAACTGACCGACAGCCTGTACGAGTCGGACATCGTGATTGAATACGAGGAACCAAAGATGACGATTGACGTGGCCGCTGTTGGGAAGACTCTCAAGAGCCTTGATCTGACGGCAGAAACAGCATTCGATCTTCAGGATCAGCTCACGGCCTGGGCACCGGAATCGGACGACGACAAGACCTCCCGGCGCAGCCTGCAGTCGACTCTCACCGCCAAGATCCGCAAGAACGGTTGGAAGCGGAAAGAAACTGCCGATTTGGCCGCGATCGAGGATGCCAGCATGAGCGCCGATCTCGCTGCGGTTCCCGCAGTAGCGGATGGCGTGAACGATGCAGCTGCCATTACGACAGCGGTTGCTGAGGCAACCGAGTGCGTGGACGGGGTCTGCGATTGGACAGGGTTCACCCTGACCGACGAGGACCAGGTGTTCTTCGCCGACGAGCAGAAAGTCTACGACGAGCTTTGCACCGAGATGGATGCCGGAGGCACCGGCGGCGAACTCAAGGACGAACAGATCAAGGACGCCAAGCTAAATACGGAAGCCCGCAAGAAATTGGGTGGCAAGTCCTTCTGTGGCCCGAACCGCACCTTCCCCGTGGAGGACTGCGCGCATCACACCGCAGCCCTCCGGCTGCTGGGCCGGGCCAAGATCAGCGACGGCGCCAAGGAGAAGATCCGGGCCTGTGTTGAGAGAAAGGGCAAGACGTTGAAGTGTTCCGTAGCCTCCAAGACCGAAGACAAGATCAATACCACGGCCGCCGGGGGCACCGAGATCAGTGACGAACTGAAGGCCCTGGCTGTTCACGTCAAACTGATCGATTCGGTGGATGGATACGATGCAGTCTCAGCCGAAGAAGCCTTGAAGGACGAAAAGCGGGCTCAGATCAAGGAAATACTCGGCCATTACCATGCCCTGGATGTTCATCACAAAGGTTGTGAGCCTGATCTGCAGTACAAGATTGAGGATCTTCACAATGCTCTGGCCGAACGGTGGGGCAAAGACCGCTGGGTCGCATGGGCCAAGAAGTCGCTGGCCGAGCATATCAAGGATTCCCTGTTCGTTTCCAAGGACGAGCTGGCCGAGAAGGACGAGGCCGTCCTCGGCCTGACCGACGAGCTGGCCGCGATCAGGACATCGGTCGCCACGAAGGATCGTGTGCTCGCCGCCGTTCTCATGGACTCGAAGACCAGTCTGGCAACAACCCTGGTCATGCACAACTGCCTGCGGAAGAAGGATGGCTACACCGGCCTCAATCCCACGCAGATCCAGGACAAGATTGCCGAGTTCGCCAAACGCCATATCCAGAGTCTGAAAGACGCTGTGACCGATCTTTTCGCCGAGCTGCAATGGAACACCGCGGCCGAACCGGGGAAAGCTGGCACCGACCAGGGAACCACGGTAAACGACAACGCTCACGTAGATGAGGTGGATGGTACGGACCGCGAGCCGGCCCTGATCCCTGCGCTCACGGTGCAAGACACCCAAAAGCTTCAGCGCATGCTCACCTACATTCACGACGCAACGGACCGCGAGCGGTATATCGCCGATGTTCGTTACGGCCGTGTGCAGCTCAGCTAAGCAACCAAGACTTAGGTTGCAGGAGAAACTATCATGCCAGTCGATCTCAATAACCAGTACACCGGCAAACTGTTCGGGCAGGACCGTA